GTTATATACACAATGGCTGGTGCTTTAATGCAACTCGTCGCTTATGGCGCACAAGATGTTTACCTTACCGGTAATCCTCAAATTACTTTTTTTAAAGTTGTCTACAAAAGACACACTAATTTTGCTATGGAATCTATGGAACAAACCGTTGAAGGTGATACAACTGCTTTTAACTCAAGATTAACTTGTAAAGTCTCTAGAAATGGCGACTTAGTTGGTAGAACTTGGGTTGAAATGACTATTGGAGGTGATCCGACACACCAATGTAATAGAGTTGGTTTTGCTATGTTAAAAGAGGTAGAATTAAGAATTGGAGGACAATTAATAGATAGACAAAGTGGGACTTGGATGAATGTTTGGACTGAACTTACAAAATCAAGTGATCAAAAAAGATTATTAGATGTTATGGTTGGAGACTCAACTCAAAGAAGAGTTAACTTAAGTGATGATCATGGTGTTGTTAACACTACTGTTACCGGTATAACAACTGCTCACGTTCCTTTACAATTTTCTTTCTGCCGAAATCCAGGTCTTGCTTTACCATTAATTGCTCTTCAATATCACGAAGTTGAGCTTGTTTTAACAACTGCTGCTAACGCAAATGCAGTTTCAAAAACGACTGATGCCGTGGATGTAAAATTATCAAATGTTTCATTATGGTGTGATTACATTTTCTTAGATACTGAAGAAAGAAAAACTTTTGCCCAAAACCCACACGAATATTTAATCGAAACAGTTCAAACTGTAACATCATCAATAAGTGGAACAAATCAAAATAGTATCAGATTACCATTTAACCATCCTGTTAAAGAATTAATCTGGGTTGCTTCACACTCAACTAACACTGCTACTACTGGTGATAATTTTAGTAATTACTCAGCTAAAGGTGCTGCTAATGCCGCCGATGGTGTGAATTCATTATCAAAAGGTTTATTAAGATTAAACGGACAAAATAGATTTTCTGAAAGAGAGGCTACTTATTTTAATGATATTCAACCATACCAACACCACACTGGATGCCCAGCAACTGGTATTAACTGTTATTCGTTTGCTTTAAAACCAGAAGAACATCAACCATCTGGAACTTGTAACTTTTCAAGAATTGATAATGCTGAACTTGTTGTTACCCCAGCTGCTTCTACAGTTACAGCAATCACTGTTTTTGCTCACGGATACAATGTCTTAAGAGTTGCCTCTGGTATGGGAGGTCTTGCTTACTCTAACTAAATATAATACAAATATTATTATTATAATATAAATATTAAAATCTGATTATTTTTTTGAAATGTCATATTTTACGTATAAAAAATTAATATTTTAGAAAAAAAAATATTAAAAATATTCTAAAATATTTTTAATATTAATTTTCTCATAAAAAAACAATAATAAATTTTATAAAAATTATTTTCCAATATTTATTTTCTAATATAGGTTATATACACAATGGCTGGTGCTTTAATGCAACTCGTCGCTTATGGCGCACAAGATGTTTACCTTACAGGTAATCCTCAAATTACTTTCTTCAAAGTTGTTTACAGAAGACACACAAATTTTGCTATGGAATCTATGGAACAAGCCTTAACTGGTACACCAAACTACAATAACAAAGTTACTTGTAGAATTGCTAGAAATGGTGATTTAGTTGGTGCTTGCTACGTTGAAGCTACTTTCGCAGAATCATCAATTGATGGTAAAAGAATGTATAATCCAAGACCTGGATTTAATATGATTAAATCTGCTGAACTTAGAATAGGTGGCCAAAAAATTGACAAACAAAGTGGAATGTGGATGGATGTCTGGACTGAATTAACCAGCAGTTATGATGAATCTTTACAATTAAATGGTTTAGTTGGTTCAAGAATACAAACCGCGGTAGGTTCAACTAAAGGAGCTATTGCTTCTGGTTTAATTGGTACTTCAAGTACTGCTGAAGAAGCTTCAACTGTTTCACAAACAGTCAATACTCCATTACAATTTTCATTCTGCAGAAACCCTGGATTGGCAATTCCTTTAATCGCACTCCAATATCACGAAGTCGAAATTGTTCTCGAGTTTGCCAAAAAAACTCATATGACACATTTAACAGGAGAAGTGTCAACGGCTAACTCTAATGTTACAGATTTAGCTAATGTCAGTTTATGGGCTGATTACATTTTCCTTGATACTGAAGAACGTAAAAACTTTGCCCAAAACACACACGAATATTTAATTGAAACAGTTCAAGAAAATACCGATAATGTTACTCAAGGTTCAACAGATAACATTAAATTAACCTTTAACCACCCTGTTAAAGAATTAGTTTGGGTTTACAGTAACGGTGATACAACTTTCGGAAATTACGGTAATGACAACACTGACGGAGGTAACACTACAAACCCATGCTCAAGTGCTATCTTAAAATTAAACGGTCAAGATAGATTTGCTTCAAGAAATGGTGATTACTTCAATCAAACTCAAGTTTATCAACACCATTCAGGTAACCCAAAAACTGGAGTTAACTGCTATTCATTTGCTTTAAGACCAGAAGAACATCAACCATCTGGAACTTGTAATTTTTCAAGAATTGATAACGCTGAATTAAGCATTACTAATAATGCTGAATTAAATTCAAAAACCCAACTTAATGTTTTCGCTCACAGTTACAATGTCTTAAGAGTTGCTTCTGGTATGGGTGGTCTTGCTTACTCTAACTAAATACAATAAAAAATATTAATATTGATATTAATTTAATTATAATAATTTTATAATAATTTTTTAATAATTATAAGATTTTACGTATAAAAATTAATATTTTAGAAAAAAAAATATTAAAAATTTTCTAAATAAATTTTAATATTAAATTTCTCACAATAAATTTAAAATTAATTTTCTAAAATTAATTTTCTAATATTTTTTCTCTAATATTTATTTTCTAATATAGGTTATATACACAATGGCTGGTGCTTTAATGCAACTCGTCGCTTATGGCGCACAAGATGTTTACCTTACCGGTAATCCT